GATGATCCTGATTAAACTCAGCCTGATTCATATAATTTGGCGCAAATAGACCATTAGCAGGTAGTGGTGACCCAGGAAGATTTAACTTCAGATAAGAAGCATCTAAATCACTTGGCATTGCAGCCGCATTACCAACTCTTGTATCGCCTTGACGCATCCTGATGGAAGCATATTGATCGCTATTACCTGAAAAGATTTGCTGTTGCACATCAGTTCCACCAAAAGCGACCAAACCTGGAGAACCAACAGGTCCACCAGCCGTTCCAATTGCTTGTATAAATTCTTCTGCTCTTTTTCTAGCCTTCTTCTTTGCCATGATAAAAAAGAAAAGGGGTAGGAATCTACCCCATTAATATCACTCCATTACAAGGAGCTTCTGACGGAATACTTCAGGATTCTGCTGTGCAGCATTCAAGTACTTCCATGCATTTTGTGGGTCACGATCGGCAGCAGTTCCAAAGTTATTCCAGAAATCTTCTGGGTTTCCTTGTGCTTGAGGAGCTGGAGGAACTGGCATCTCAGGTCTCTGAGGAGCAGGTGCCTGTGTAGCTGCAGTATTTGTAGCTACTGGACGTTGCTGTGTCTGAGGAGCCTGAGCTTGAGGAGCAGCTTGTCCATTAACTGGATAAGGTCCTTTTGGTCCGAAGAACTCAACAGTGTAATCTGCAAGAACGTCAGGGTTAGTAAGAATATGTTCGTAAGCTTTATGCTCAGCTGATAACTCTTGAAGAAGACCTACGGCTTCACCAAGTTGCTGATTAGTGTGAAGTAAAGCATCTTCGATATCGCAAGCATACTTATTAAGTACAGCTGGAGTATCAGGACCGAAGTTGTCTATAACTTCGAGACTTGCTTCACTTACTCCGTTTGCCCTTAACTGGTCTGCTGTTATCTCCAGAGAAGTTTGGGAAGAGTTGTCCGAGAAGCCCTGGTTGTTGTTGATCCCAGGCTGAGAGGTCTGCGCTACCGGGTTGCTGTATTGGGTTTGCTGTTGGGAAGCGTAGCTGGCCGGGTCGATTCCTTGGTTCTGAGTCGATGGTTGAGCCTGGAACGGGAATTGGACTGGTGAACTCAGGGCGCCCACTACCTTGTTGAATGCCTCCTTGTAAGGATTCTCCTGTTGTGGGGCTGCCTGGGATGGCTGGGGGGCGTATGCTGTAGGGGTTGATTGGTACGCCGGTACCCCCATCTGGGCTTGCGCTTGAGGCGCTGGTACCGCCATCGGCTGGGAGGGCGCCACCCATTGGGAATTGGTTGAAACTGTTGGAGCCTGAGCCGCTGTCTGTGCTACTGGAGCCACGTAGCTGGTCGGCTGGGTCTGGGATACTTGGGGTGCCGATTGGGTCGGCGCTACGGTAGCGTCCTGCATAGGTTACTTCCTTCTGTAATGATTCGAGTGTTCGGTATAGAAACGGGGTGAGATCTAATCTCGGATCTGCAGCCATCGGTAAATTCGGTTGCTGCGGATGTGGTGTTCTCATCTCTTGATTGATTAAATCAATAAAAGCTGAGTACGCTCTTTGTACTTCTCCCACCATGCGGAATGGAAAACCGGATAACATTCCGGCAATTTCATCATCCGTTTTCGATGGAAATAAATACTTCAGTGCTTCTATACTATCAACACCCAATTCTTGAAGGTTACGTGTAAAGATAGATTGGTTCAATTTATCTTGTGCAGTATCCTCATAAACTGGTCCCATCCAACGCCATAAAACCGTTCTATCACCATCTGGAGCTAAACCTAAAACACCGTCTGGTATCTCTTTTGTCTCAACTGCAGTATCAATTGCCTCTTGAAGTTTCTGTTCATACTTAGCTTTTTGCTTATCATATTTCTCAAGAGCTTTAGTATCTTCTGGATCTTCTGGAGGATTAGGATATTTGATACCAGAGGCATAAGCCATTGACTTACGGAAAATCTGCTCCTCTTGAAAAATCATTAACTCAAAGCATTTACAAACTCCATAGGTATAAAGTTGTAAACACTTTTTCTTTGCAGTCGCACTAACTCGACCATAAGCCGATTTAATTTCAGTAGCAGTTACATTCGTAATACTTAAATCATCAATACCACCAAGCGCAAGGCGTATCTCACTTCTTAACTGTTCAGAATATCTAGCTTGATCGGTACTTACGGCATTAGGAGTTATAAAACCTACTCGATCAGAAGGTTCTAAATTCGCAATAACACGAGGAACACGCATTCCACTACCAGGTTTCCCTATATAACCGGCTCTTTGTCTAGTAGTTGGATCTTGCTTATAGGTAGAACTAAATAAATCTAAGTCCGAGGTAAAGCCAGATTGACTTGAAATACTAGGACGTTGTACTGCCTCATCATTATTCTCAACAATATCCTGTTTAGGACGAGAAGATAATAAAGTTGGATTACCAAAGAATGAAAGGTTCGCTCTAATATTTTTAACCATCTCATCATGAGCAATAATCTGATTTGATAACCACTCAAATTCACCAGCCCCATCTGTACCGAAAGCATCCGGATTATTAAATACCTCAACACATGGAATAAATTCCATACTGTTTTCAACAGTTTTCTTATCGAAAGTTGCAAAGTTGACATTATCTTGTTCAAACGTTATCTCTTGTTCACTATGAAACTCTTCAATAGTCTCCGCAGTAATACGCAAACGCATGTAGCGCTTATCTGTACTTAAACCCACCCCTTTAAAACCTTTCGAAGAACGAACCTTGTAAGGGTAGATAATAATTACTTCTTCTAACTCACCTTCTGGAGAGTAATAAGTACGATAAGATTCTTTATCAAACCAATAAAGACGATAAGTCTTTTTCGTAGGACGTATATAAAAAAGACCTTTTCCATAAGCTAAAAATCTATCCCAAATTGAATCAAGACGGGCATCTAATTTATTGAACTTAATTACCTGTTGAACAAAATCAAAACGCTGTGTTCCTAAATTATCTTGTTGTGGAAAAAACTCAACTCCTTGACGTATCCCAAACATCTTCATTTGCGATAAATGAGCATTTACCAGCATGGTATCCGCCGGTCCTGACCCATCACGCTCTATTACTGACTTAAGAATAGAGTCAAGTTCAGATTTGCTATTACTATCTCTCATAAGTTTGGGAAAGTGGACTATTGGTCAATGTCGTAGCCAGCGTGAACTCGACGAAGAGTAATAACATCATCCTCAACTTCGACTTCGAATCGCTCATTAGGCTGAATAGCTAAATCGTGACACATTTCATCAGAAAGAGGAATAACAGCAGAACCATAAGCGTCTTGCTCAAGTTCCAATGTGTAGTAGTAGCTGCTGGACATTGTAAGTTGTTCTTTCCAGTTTAAATCGTCAATACTCTAACTCTAGTTTTCCTCGAGTCATTAATCCATTGCATAGCCATACTAAAGCATCAACACAATCATCATGAGAACTTACGCCGAAGTTAACTATCTCATCTGTTAGTGGGCCAAACTTACGAAATTTGTTAAAAGTGATATTTCTTTGTTCAAATAAACCCATAATACCTCTGAAACGAGCAACTTTATCCCCTCTAAAACCTTTTACTGCATGCCAAATAATATTATATAAACCTTGTTCCCCTAAACAAATTCTTTTAAAGTCTGCTTCTAAAGAAGCTTGATATGCAACTGCTTCAGACCAAATATGAATAGCACTTCCTGTAGGAAAGTAATTAGTCCCATCTTTATGAATAACTCCCCATTCTTCCAACATCTCCATTAATAATTCTAATTTTTCTAAATTACCCATGACCCTAACTCGTTTACAATCTATGACATGAATTTTATTTCCAACACGACCACCCATTACAAAAACAGTATAATCATTTTGTTCTCGTACACCAGCTGATAAGTCAACGCCTATACCCATTGCATCAAAATGCGTAGAAATAGCTCCTTTAACAATTAAATCTGGTGAAAGTGAAAGTTCGCTGGTCTGTACTATCTGATTCTGATACTGAAAACTGAATGCAACAGGCGCTATTCGTCTTCTATCACCTAAATAATCTAAAGACCACATCTCAGGCCAATAAGAGATTTCTTCCCCACTCTCATCAACAGTTATTGCAGACTGCACTATTTGAACCCAGCCATTAGGTGGAATAAAAGTACTGTTATGAATATCATCATGACGGAAACGAGTACCTAGACAAATAGCCCTAGCACCTTCAAACATAGTTGGAACAATAACCGCATTCCAGTTATCTTCCATTGCTTGTCGAATATCCTTATTTTTTATATCATCAGCACTTTTAATTGCGTCATCAATAATACAGAGGTGTGAACGTTTAGAAGTAACAGCTCCCTTTAAACCTGCACAACAAACACTAAACTCTTCTTCACCTGTAGATTTGATACCAGCAAATTTCCAATCAATACTCCAATATTCATTTGAATTAATACCTTTAGCAATTTTAACTGTTGGGAAAATTTCTTTATAAACTTTACTATCTTCAATAATTCTTTTAATTGCTGCACTTTTAGGTCTAGCTACGTCTACCGTATAAGAAATATAAAGTATCTTCAGAGGCATCTTACGTAATGCATGAATACCAATAGACCAAGCAGTGAACAAACCTAAAACAGTAGATTTAGCAGAACCTCTTGGAGCAAGAATATCTATATTTGGTCCAGCAATCCCGACTAAACATTCACTATCATCTCCTGTACATAAATACTTATGCCACTCTTTATGATGAGCAGCAGGAGGCTTATTACCTACCACATCACAAAAATACGCAAAGTCTTTTCTAGCTCTTTCTACATCTACGGTACTAGTTTTCTTTACTACATGCTGTTTAGCAGCAGCTCTTGCGGTGCGTCTATAAACGCTATAAATACTTGTACCTGCCATTGAGGTAGCATAGCGTAATAATTACTAAGATTCTTCTTGTAAAATTTTAGTCCAAACTCCCATAGAAGCTTCTTGTAATGGGCCTTCAATAGGATCATCCCTGAAAATAGATAACATCTCACGTAATGCTCTATCTGCACCAGCTAAAATTAATCCTTGTTTATCAGTTAATACCTTCTTGTCGTCAAGTTGTTTAATAGCTCCTCTTAACTCTTTTTGAAGCATTGCTATTCGAGCTGCTCCCATATCTTGTTTAACCATACCCATATCAATTGCTTCACGTAATTTAGAAATATCCTGT